TCGATGCCCGCTGCCTGCGAGCCGGTGCTCGCAAGGACTCCGACAGCGCGGACCATGCCGCGGATCTTGCGGATGACTTGATGCAGGGACTGGCTTTCCTCAAGGAACTCAAGCCCAACGTCTTTCTTTTAGGTAACCACGAGGCGAGGTTGAGTGAACTGGCGCATTCACCCAACGCGGTGCTGTCCTATGCCGCCGGTCATGTCATGGGCCGGATCATGGACGAGATGGCCAAGATCAAGTGCCAAGTCATCCCGTATGCGGGCGTCCACCCTTCCGGTATGTTTCTTTTGGGCGACACCGGATTTACCCACGGAAGTTTGTACAACGTGTCCGCGGCCCGCGACGTCAGCGAGATGAGCGGGCGCAGCATTGTGATGGGCCACACCCACCGCGTGGCAATGGAGAGCGCCCGCACGCACAACAAGGCCATCGGCTACAACATCGGGTGCGGCATCAAACTGGACATCGGATACAGCAGCAACCGGCGTCAAACCCTTGGCTGGCGTCACGCCGCGGCCTACGGACACTTTAACGGCACGCACTGCACAGTGAACATCGCGGTCTTCGACCCGCACTACCAACTGCCATTGTGAGATCACAATCTGTGACTTCAAAGCCCGACGCCGAACTGGCCGAGTGGTGCGAAATGCTCGCCATGCCCAGCGTCACCGCGGAGCCAGTGCCCAAGGGATGGTTTACCGTCGTTCAGCTTGCCGCCAAATGGGGCAAAAGCGAGTGCACGACCGGAGAGCGCGTGCGCCGCTTGCTCAACCAAGGCAAGGTTGTTCGCCAAGATTTTGTCATCCAACTCAACCAAGTGGTGCGCCGAACCCCGCACTACAAAATCAAAAAATGAAGCGCCCACCGACCAAGCGAGTTTCCATCGATGGCAAGGCGTGGCGGATCAAGATTCAGCGACCACCGGCCCGCGAAGCCTACGACGGGCTGTGCGTGCAGGACGACCGGACGATCTACATCCATCCGGAGGCCATCGCCCACCGCGGCATAGAACTGGTCTGCCACGAACTGATCCATGCCCGCCTCTTCGACATCGATGAGGAAGCCGTGGACGAGATCGGGCGCTTGGCCGGTGAGGTCTGCGCGTGGGTGGCGCGGCAGAACGACGGAGTGATCGGATGACCTTTGTCCCGCTCCTCATCACCACCGTTTGCTACCTTGTGACCGCAGCGGGATTTTGGCGCGAGGGCAACGTCGGTCTGGCCATTGCCTTCGGTGGATATGCGTTTGCCAATTTTGGATTTCTTTACATCTGCACCGCCGGTCAGCCATGACGCGCTCCTGCTAATTTGTCGAAAAATAGCAGATTCTTATACATGTCGCGTGGAACGTGTTTAAGGCTTCGACATTTGTTTGACTAAACCCTTGCGCCAATTTCCGGCGCAGCGTAATTCTCACGACAGTTAGGCAGACAACTCCTTGTGGAGCCTGTCCAACGCGCATGCCCAAGGCCGACGACCCGCCCGTGGCGGATAATCGGTAGCGCCGAGGACACCACAACTAAACAACCCGACGAGATCCGCATGACGCGGGTTTAGTCAAAACCAAAGGAGAAAAACTCATGTCTGCAATCAGTCAAATTCCGCAGTATTTCACGACGGAGTTCACATCCAACTGGGAGCATCTGCTTCAGCAGAAAGTTTCCAAGTTGCGTGAATTCGTGAGCGTGGAGTCCGTCCGCGGCAAAGAAAAATCGTTCAACCAACTCGCAGCCGTCGAGATGACCAAAATCACCTCACGCGCCGCTGACACCGCCATCACCGACGTCGCGCTGGCCAAACGCTGGCTCCGTCCTTACCCGTACGAGCACGCCACACTCTTCGACGAGTGGGATGCCGAGTATTTGGGCGAGGTCAGCCTGCCCCAGTCCGAAACCGTCAGCAATCACGCAATGGCTTACATGCGGACTGCCGATAAAGTCGTCATCGATGCCGCGCTGGGCACCGCCTACACGGGCGAAACCGGCGTGACCCCGACCTCGCTGCCTTCGGGCCAAGAGATCGCCGTCGATTACGTCGAAACCGGCTCCGCCGCCAACAGCGGCCTCACCGTCGCGAAACTTCGCCAAGCCGCTTACCTCCTCACCGAGGCGGAAGTGGACGACAGCGATCCGCGCATCATCGTGGTTGGTGCCAAGCAAATCCAAGATTTGTTGAAGACCACCGAAATCACCAGTTCTGACTTCAACACGGTCAAGGCTCTGGTCAACGGAGAGATCGACACGTTCATGGGCTTTAAGTTCCGCCGCGTGTCGTCCTCGCTGCTTCCCTACGTCTCCGGCACCGGAGTCCGCACTTGCTTCGCTTACGTCCGCTCCGGACTCAAGCTGGCCGACGCCGGTCGCAAGGTTCATGTGGACATCCGCGCCGACAAGTCGCACGCCCTGCAAATCCGCACGGTGGCGAGCCTTGGCGCAACCCGCATGGAAGAGAAGAAAGTCGTGTCGATCTTCGCCGACGAGGTTCTCTAATCAACAACAACCAACCATAGGAGAATCATAATATGGCTACGTTCTACACCGACATCGCGCCAGAAAATCTGACGCTTAACGTCAAAAACCGCACCGACGGTGACCTCGTCACCGGCAATGTGGTCTACGCGCAAGCGACCTACACATGCACCGGCACCGAAGCGGCAAGCGGCGACAACATCAATGTTGCCGTCCTGCCCGTCGGCGCTATCCCGCTGCCCGAACTCTGGCGCGTCAACAACGAGGCGTCTTTGGGCGGCTCCGTCGTGGCGATCCCGACCATCGGTGACGCTGGCGATGCCGACCGTTACAGCGCGACTTCGATCTCGCTGAACAGTTCGACCGCCGGTAGCGCCGCTGTCACTCCGAACATCGGAGTCAGCGTGCTTCCGCGTTACGTTGTGACCGAAGCAACCCGCACTGTGGTTGCCGCGATCACCCGCACCAACGCGGTCACCGCAGGCAAGAAGATCAGCTTCTTGCTCGCGTTCCGGATGCCCTAACGGGAACTCACAGCCGCTGGCAGACCGGCTTCAATAGTCTGCCCCCTTTTCCAATTTCATGGCCGACGAAACCTCCATCTGCAACTTGGCTCTGGCCAAGCTGGGCATCAGCCCGATCATGGCGCTGACCGATCAAAGCAAGCAGGCCCAGTTTTGCAGTCGTTTCTACGCCCAGACCCGCGACGAAGTTCTGCAAGGCCACCGCTGGAATTTCGCCATGCGCCGCGCCGCGCTCAACCAGCTTTCCACCCCGCCCCAGAGCGAGTGGTCTTTCGCCTACCAAGTGCCGGTCGATTGCCTCCGCGTCGTCCAACTCAACGGATACGAGCCGACCGAGCGGCTGGGCGAGTTCAGCGTCGAAGCCGGTCAACTGATGACCAACGCCGAGGAGGCCAATATCCGGTATGTGGCTCGCGTGGAGGACGGATCGTTCTACCACCCACTCTTTGTCCACGCCTTGGCCACCATGCTGGCCTCGCGCTTGGCCGGACCACTGACCGGCAGTCGCAACATGCCGCAGGAATTGCTCCAAGAGTACGAGGTCATCACCGGACCCAAGGCCCGCTTGGCCGACGCTTTTGAGGGCCGTCTGCGCCGCACCATGCCGTGGGTCAACAGTGACCTTGTCGCCGCCCGCTGGACCAAGTTTCCGAGCAGCCAGTAGGTCATGGCCAACCTTCTTGTTTCCGCGCTCAACGCAGGGGAGTTGTCGCCCTACATGGACGCCCGCAGCGACGTCGAGAAGTACCGCAGCGGGTGCCGCACGCTGGAGAACATGATCGTCCTGCCCTACGGCGGCGTCTACCGGCGGGCGGGCACCGAGTATCTGGGCAACGCCAAAAACGACGACCGGCAGTGCCGCTTGATCGGGTTCAACTTTTCGGTGACGACGCGCTTTGTTTTGGAATTCGGCCACCAATACATCCGGTTCTGGGGTAACAACGCCGCGGTCAGCCACCCGACGGCCAGCGCGTGGGTCACGGCCACCGCCTACAAGGCGGGCGATTTTGTCAGCAACGGCGGCACAACTTACATTGCGCTCTCCGACCACACCGCCTCCGCGGCTTTTGCCACCGACGCGGCCCGCTGGTATGCCCAGCCTGCCAGCGGCGTCTTGGAAATTCCGTCGCCCTATCTGGAGGCCGAACTGCGCGAGGTGCAGTATTCGCAGGTCAACGACATCATGTATCTGGCGCACGCCAACCACGCGCCGCGCAAACTCTCACGCTTGGCCGACAACAAGTGGACGCTATCCGTGGTCAAGTGGAAATACCCTCCGGTCCTCGACCAGAACATCACCGCGACGACCATCGCTTCCTCCGCGGCCTCCGGCACCGCCACGCTGACCGCCAGCGCCTCGACCTTCCAGAGTGGCCATGTCGGTAGCCAATGGGCTATCCAGTGGCCCCGCAACAGCGGATCCATCAGCGAAACCATCGACAGCGACAAGACTTCGACCGCCACGCTCGACATCCAAGGCGGCTGGACGTTGACCACCGTCGGCACATGGATTGGCACCGTGCGTCTGCTCCGTATTCCACAGAACGAAATGGACGAGGACGGCGGCAGCGGCTTTACCGCTTACGAAGTGGTGCGGGAGTTTAACTCGCTAACCACGGCCCGCAACTTCACCGCGACCGGCACTGAAACCGAGCGCGTCGGCCTCAAGCTGCAAATCCTCAACTACGCATCGAACACCAACGCCCGCGTCTTTCTGGAATCCACCGACTTCAACTCCGGCGGCACCGTTACGATCAACAGCGTGGCCAGCGGCACCAGCGCCGGAGCCACGGTGGACAAGTGGCTGGGATCAACCATCACCGGCACCACCCAGTGG